ATATACATGCACGTAACCGGCAACACCGTTGTATACCTAGGCGGCTCGGACGTGACCAGCACCGAAGGCACCGCACTAGAAAAACACACCAGCCCATTCGAGCTGTACGTACCAGCCGGCGAAACCGTTTACGCCGTCGTAGCAAACGACACCGCAGATTTGCGCGTGCTCGACTGGTCAAACTAATGTACCCGACCCAAAAAATTAAACTGCCAAAAGACCTAGCCGGCCACAAAAACGGGCAACTACCCGCCGAGTTACTCGGCCCCGTACCCGGTGGCAAACTACACAAGTGCGCGGTACGCAGTTACAAACACATGTTGAACGCAGCCAAGGCCGCTGGCGTAGAACTAAAGCCCACGTCTACCGTTGACACCTACAGGCCGTACAGCGTCCAATACAACGCTTTTATGCAGCGTTACAGCCCGAAACCAACCGACGACACCAGAGGCATCACCCGCACATTTGACGGCAAAACGTGGTACCTAAAAAAAGGTTTTGCACCATGCGCGGCACCCGACCCAACAGGCGTAAAAGGCTCAAACCACGGTTGGGGACTCGCCGTAGATTTCTCTAACTGCACAGGCAAAACTTTTACATGGCTAACCAAAAACGCCAACCGTTTTGGCTGGTACATCGGCACAGGCGACCCCGCCAAGCCCGGCTTCGAGTCATGGCACTGGGAATACGTCCTAGGTAACGTGTGGTCACCACCCACGGAAACCGTTACACCGTAAGGCTTACAGCCAAAAGGCGCGCCAAACCGTCAAAACGCCACTAAGGTTTTTACTTATCCCGACGGAAGGTAGAACCTATGAAACGACTACTTGGCGTACTCGCCGCAGCTGCACTCTTGGTGCCGGCTACACAAACAAAAGCAGCAACCGAACCCGACTGCCTACGCTTCACCGCTTTAGCGCTAGAGGTTGGTTGGGCTAAACGCGAAATACCACGGCTCATGCAAATATGTAAGCGCGAGTCAAAAGGCTTCGCCCGTGCTTGGAACCAGCGCGACCCGTACACCGGCTCATACGGTCTCATGCAATTAAACGGCAGTAACAAACGGTTCCTTGTCGAGTCTGGCATTGTGCGCAAGGCCATGACCGAACTATGGTCACCCCGCAAAAACCTTAAAGCCGCTCTAGCGCTTTTTAAGCGTCACGGCTGGGCACCATGGAAAGGCAACAGCGCGCCAAAAATTGTGGTACCGTACACCCGTTAGTTATTTTCACCCCGACTAGAAAAAGGACAACAAAATGGTAAACCCGACTGACCACTTAGACCAAGCACTAGCAAACTTGTGGGCGAACACTCGACCCAAAGCAACCGACGTGCTTATACGTAACCTGCGCGCACACGCTTACAGCTACGCAATGGACGACCCGAAACTATGCGAAGACCTACGCCAAGCCATCGGCCGGCTAGAACACCCGAGCAGTCTTGAGCCTAAAAAGCAGAGCATTATTGACCGTCTAGACGACATTGTGCAGGAACTACACGACCTAGGCCACACGCAACTTGGTGGCGAAACAGACCAACTACTCATTGCAATAGACAACGCATTGCGCGGTACAAAATGAGAACTATTGCAGGCATTTTCGCGTTTGTTGGTGTCATGACAGTATTTACGCTGGTGACTTTGTGGGCCGCCGACTGGATACAAAACTATGACGAAAGCGGAAGGTACGAGTAATGGCTTTTGACCTTTCCGAATACGTAGACGTAAAGACACGTCTTAAACAAGCGCTTGCGCTTTACCCGCAGCTGCGCATCGTCGAGCACCGACCAGAAATAACCCAAGTAGGCGACCAACTATTTATTGAGTGTTCGGTCACCGTAAGCCGTGACCCCGAAGACCCCATACCCGTAACCGCGTATGTCTTTGAGCCGTACCCGGGGAAGACCAGTTTTACTAAAAACGCCGAACAAATGAACGGCGCTACGTCGGTTTTGGGTCGCGCGCTCGGCTACATGGGCCTAGGTATTGACAAGTCCATAGCAAGCAGTAACGAGTTACTAGGACGACAAGAGGCAGCAGAGGAGCGCACAAAGGTAGTAAGCATTGCGCGACCAACACCCGTGCTGGACGGCCCACGGTCTAAAGAAATTGGCAGCGCTCGACTAACGGCACGCGAACAAACCGAGGCAAGCCAAACCAGCAACACCGGTGGCGCAACCGCTAACCAAATAAAAATGCTTACCCAAATGTGTGCCGAACGTGGGCTAGATTTTGACCCAGCCGCCCCCATGACCTACTCAGAGGCTAAAGACATGTTCCTTGCCATAAAGCCAATACCCAAGGTTAAGTAATGACCTTGACAGTTGGCTCGCTGTTCAGCGGCATTGGCGGCATAGACCTAGGTTTAGAACGTGCCGGCATGAACGTGATATGGCAATCAGAAATAGACCCATTCGCATGCAAAGTATTAAAAAAACACTGGCCCGAGGTGCCAAACCATGGCGACATCAAAGAAATTAAATGGCACGAAATCGAGCGACCTGACGTTATCTGCGGCGGCTACCCGTGCCAGCCATTCAGCACAGCTGGCAAAAGACGAGGAACAAACGACCCGCGTCACTTGTGGCCATGGGTACGAGAAGCCATTAGCGAGCTACGACCCAAATACGCAATCTTGGAAAATGTTCGGGGACATCTCTCTATGGGGGGCGCACAAGTTGTTGGTGACCTTGCCCAAATCGGGTATGACGCGGAATGGCGTATTATTTCAGCAGCCAGCTTGGGAGCCAATCATCGACGCGACCGCATCATTATTGTGGCCTACCCCAACAACGCAGGAGAACGAACACCCCGGCGCAATTTGGACGACCAAACATCGAAGAGTAGCGCCGAGCGGCGTGACCCACGGCATGAATTTGGCGGACGCAGTTCAGAAGTGGCCGACACCAACGGTAGACGACAGCAAAAATGTGACGCGCAAGAGCGGGGTTTACCAATCTTTAACGCGTGCAGTACACAACCCAAGTTTTCCCAATGGGAAATTGAACCCGACGTGGGTCGAGTGGCTCATGGGATTCCCCATCGAGTGGACAGACTTAAAGGACTCGGAAACGCAGTAGTACCACAATTAGCCGAAACAGTAGGCAGATTAGTAATGAAAGCAGCAGGCCAATGAGCAACATAGACCAAATGCCGGCGGAACAAGCCTTATGGGTATACAGCAGCATGCTTTACGACTCACGCCAACAATGCGACAGCCTTAGGCGAGAATTGAACATAGTTATACGTCAACTCACCGACTTACAAGACGATTACCAGCGTTTAGCGCGGGCAATAGAAAAGGCAGCAAATGCCGAATAACTACGCTGGCATGAGCGAAGCCGCATTCTTAAAACAAGTGTGCGCGGTAGCGAAATTGCGCGGCTGGTTGGTTTACCATGCTAAGCCGGCACAAGTCGGCGAGCGTTGGGCTACTCATTTCCAAGGCGACGCAGGATTTCCTGACCTTGTGATGGTTTCACCCACGGGTGGCGTTGTTTTTGCAGAGTTGAAGGCTGGCCGTAACAAGCAGTCCGAGGCGCAGCTGCGTTGGCAACGCTACTTACATGAAGCAGAGTACGAGTGTTATTGCTGGTACCCAAAAGACCTAGACGCAGTAATAGCAAGGCTTAGTGACATATGAGCAAGGTTCTTGTAACGCTCGACTACGAGGAATTGGAATACTGCGCGGTGAGTGGTGCGCGGCGGAACATACGCGCCATGCAAAAAGACCGCAAACCACGAGACAACACAAAGTACAGTGCGCAAAACTGGTGGCAGTCCAACATAACTGGCGTTATCGGTGAGTATGCCGTAGCCAAGTCATTGGGTGAACATTGGCAAGACCTAGAAGCCGACCGCGGCGGTTTTGACGTACTCAGTTATCAGGTGCGCTCGACTGAACACACCAGCCCCAAACTCGCTGCACGCCCCGGCGATGACCTAAACCACATTTACATTCTTGCGCAGGTCTACAAAAGCCGGGTACTAATCCACGGCTGGGCAACTGGTTACGAAATACAACAACTC